ATTTTGGAGTTCCCCCCTTCGTTTCACCTCTCGTAAAGCTTTCGTTCAAGCCATTGCTCGGGAATTTGTTGCTCGTCATGAGCGCGTCTATCCCGACAACCGGTTCCCCCTTTTCCGAGCCTTCAACACCAAGCCCTTCGAGGCGGTTGAGAGCCTTGTGCTTTCCCGCCGAGTTTTGGAGAACTGCCTCAATGTAAATGCGGACACCCTTGGCGACCACGAATACTTTACCAACGCCCTCCAACTTTTCCCCAATGATAATCTAGGTATCTTTTCCCTGGAAATTCAGACCCTGACCCTCAGAACAGCACTGGCGAATACCCGTCACAAGGCCATCGCCCTCACTCGCGAACTTTGGGACAAGGCCAGGAGCAAGTGGGGACAAATTCAACCAGACGATCTCTTCCACTGGCCGACCTACAACGTCATTGACACCCAGCCGGAAGAACCAGGCGCGGTCCAACGCATATGGAACACCACCTATGACAAATATCAGGCCGCAAAGGATAAATTTTCCTCCTGGTGGCAGGATCCCGAACATGACTTTCTCAAGATCGGTGCCGCAGTCGTCGGAAGTACGGCGGCAGCAGCCGTCCTGACTACCGGACTCGGCTACCTCCTCGACTGGTTCTGGCCCAAAGAAATGGCCGTCCTCAATCACGCCTCAGTCGGAGCACCCTCTCCTTCTAACGCCGGCGGCGGACAACCGCGCTGGCGACGAGATAGGAATAGAACGAGGGTCAGCGATTTCAGGAACGAACACTATGCCGGGACTGATGAAGACCCGAGTACGACGAACAACTCCCAGCTGTCGTATCTCGGGTGTTCGGATGTGCCTGATGACATGTCCAAACTCATCTCCCGCGCCCTTCTCAACATGCGCAAGGTCACAAACGCCGAAACCGGCGGAATCGTTTCCTACGCCCTGGCCCTTCATGGCCCAATTCATCTCTTTAACTGTCACTCAGCACTAGCGATACGCAAGAACACCCTCTACCACATTGCACCTACTCTTGGCACACCACCAAGCAAGTGCTCTAAGTTCAGGCTTCACGATCATTTCACCCAAGCCTGCCGTGGAGAGGATCAAGTTCTCTTCGATATGGGTGGTTCATCCCTCCCCCAAGCGAAGACCATCATGCGATCGCTGTGCACAGACCATGACACCATCCCAATGCAAGACGAGCGTGGTGTCCCGAGTCTCGACGCCTACACCGTCCGTGTCGCACCCAACGGCATGGTCTCAGTGCGTCCTGCTCGGGCCCGCTACATCTATTGGAACGATGAGAACGAATGCTGGCCAGAATACATGTACAACGTCCAGGAAGAGTATGAGAAAGGCGACTGTGGAACACCTCTTTTCGCCTACGACCAAAACAGAGTCCCCAGAATCATCGGCATCCTCGCTGGTATCGGCTCAATCGGAGCGGTTTTTGCTCCCATCAATGCCGAGCTCATGCGCCATGCGAGAGGTAACACCGAAGACTATCAGGCCGACGTCAAAGATGTCCCCCTTCAGGACGTCCTCGACCCGGGCAGCCTCATCAGAGCGTGTGGAGAATCCGGTACTTACATTACCGGAGTCCCAGACCGTGAAATCTATCTCAATCGGAAATCCGAATGGGTCGCTTCACCGCTCATTGGCACCTTTGGGGAACCCCTCACTCAGCCATCAATCCTCAGCGCAAAAGACAGCCGCGCTAAAGGTCAAGATCCCCTACTTCTCTCGATCAAGAAAACAACCAAGCCACTTGACGAACTCGACGAACCCACGAAGCTCCATTTTTGTGGGCCGCCAACCGAGTCAAACAACGTTTTGGGAGTCTCTCCGAGAGGAGCCGCTATCGAAGACTTTCAACGGTTGGCGAAGCAATTGGCGGCTCAAGAAGAGGGAACGATCCTCCCCTCAAGCTCTCGACCAGCGCTGGACTTCCTTGGAGCCAGCGCGGAAGCCACGCTAAGTACGGAATCTTGGAGCACAATGCTCATGACGTCGTTGTCTGGCGGGATAAGCCACTTGCCAAAGAGTGTCGAAGACTCGCCCGTGAGCTGCTCGAAGCCTACCAAAGAGGAGACATTCCAACAGCTCATTTCTGCGAATCCCTCAAGTCAGAGACCCGCCCAAATGCCAAGATCGAACTCGTCAAAACCCGGACTATCTCTGTCAGCCCCCTTCACCATACAGTGGTTGCTCGACAATTGTTCGGAGGACTCAAAGCTTGGCTCCTCGGAAATCCCATCGAAAGTGGAATCTGTATCGGCGTCAATGCCCTTGGCCTCGACTGGACCCTTCTTCAGCGACGGATTTTCAGGCACAACAACATCATTTGCGGAGACTTCAGCAATTGGGACGGTTCCATCCGGCCCTTCTTCGCGATGCACTGCTTCCTTCCCGTCGCGCAGTGGTTCTATTCGGGCGACTACTGGAATAGCGCGAGGCATACCTTCACCGAGGCCCTCACGTACAACACCTCCAGCGCCCCAACGTTCCACTTCGGCACCGCTCAAGGCAACCCGTCGGGTTGGGCTCTCACTTCTGAGTACAACAGCATCATTCACCTTTGTCTCTTGTATGCTTGGATTCATGACGCTCTCCAAGACGCTCCCCATCTCCTCCTCCCGCAAAATTTGGACAAAAATGTGGAGTTACAAGTTTACGGTGATGATCACATTCTTTCTGTTTCAGATGAGTACGCCCGCTATCTCAACATGTACAGTTTGCGGGATTTTGTTGAGCCGCTTGGTTTTGGCTACACTGACGTGGTGGCTGACAAGAGCGGCGTTTTCCGCCCTTTCATCCCGAAGGCGGAAGCGGAGTTTCTTTCGCGCCGTTTTGTGTCTCATAGTTCTGGCTTTTGCCTGGCGCCTCGTGGGATCGACGCGATTCACGAGCAGCTCAACTACTGCCGTCGCAACGCTACGACCCTCGACATCCAAGCCGGCGTCCTTGCTGCCTGCTACGAAATGTGGATGCACGGCCCAGAAGAGTACGACAAATTCGTCCGAAAACTGGAGCCCGTCCTCGACAAAAAACGCCTCCTTTTCCCCCTTCCAGACTTCAAAACCCTTGAAAGCATCTGGCTCGGCCATCACCGGGCGTGTCGATAGCACCGCAGAGCGGACGTACGGCAATGCCTTTGATGGCATCATTGGTGCAACCCAAACTCATGATGAACACGACATCCCAATCTTCGAACTCTTCGAGCCCTCAGGCCGAGGAGACAATGACCAACATGGTGGCACAGCAGATCGAAATGGAACAGACGACCGGCTCTTCGACGGAGGCCACGGTTTCTACACCGGCCCCCCCAGTCGAGAAGCCCCAGGTGAACGAGGACTCCCGCTTCTCGAAGCTCGCGGAGCGAACCTTCCTCCTGGCTCACTATGACTGGACTCCAACTGCCAGCGCTACCAACTACAACATCCTTGACTGCACCCTTGACGACGGCGGCACAATTTCGGACAAATCGACCCTCATCCAAAT